CTCTGGCTCTGGAAGTGAAACAGCTGCAGTCACAATTGGGTTACCAGATAATGTAACAATAGCAGGGAATCTTACAGTCAACGGAACAACAACCACAGTAAACACTGCAACGTTGGAAGTTGAAGACCCTCTTATCAAACTTGCAAAGGCTAATAGTGGTGCTGATAGTGTTGATATTGGTTTTTATGGAAGGTATAATGATGGCTCAAATAGATATTTAGGGTTATTTGCTGATGCTTCTGATTCTAATACTTTCAATTTATTTAAAGGTACAACAACAGAACCTACAACAACAGTAGATACCACAGCTACAGGATATGAAAGAGCTAATTTAAACGTAGGTAATCTTAATACAGTTGGTTCTTTATCTATAACTGCTGATGGCTCAAATGCTGCAACCTTAACAGAAAGTGGTAGTGGAGATTTTACTATTGCTTCTGTTGATGATATGAGATTAACTTCAGGTGGCAATGATATTGTTCTAAGAGGTGCAAGTGCTGCTGAATTTGGAAGATTATCTAATGATAATCAAAATTTTGAAATTAAAAATATTACTGCTGATAAAGATATTAATATTATAGGTAATGATGGGGGTAGTACGATAACTGCATTATCATTAGATATGTCTGAGGGTGGACAAGCAACATTTAATAGAGGTATTAATGCTAGTACATCAACAGCAGGTGGTTGGGGATTGCAACTTAACACCTCAAATGGAGATAATATGCTTATATCTGTAAAAGATACAGGTACAGGGGGTGGTGCTCACGGAAAAATAGCAACATCTGATGGTAATATATTTATAGATTCTTCACACGAAATTCAATTAGATTCAGGTTCAGGTACTTTTAGACTCATTGATGGTGGAACTGAGTTTGCTAAAATATCCGAGAATAGTAATAATCTAAGAATTTTTAGCAGTATTTCAAATGGAGATATTTTATTACAAGGAAATGATGGTGGAACTACAATAACTGCTTTGCAATTAGATATGTCAAATGGGGGAGATGCTACATTTGCAGGTAATATAAATTTTGGTGATAGTCATTTTATAGGAGATGATGGTAATGATAATTTATTATTACAAGGTTCAAGTGGAGAAAGTGTTATTGTAAACTCACAAGTTGCAATTAATTTAAGGACAAACAATGGCACTGATGCTTTGAGTTTAGATAGTTCACAAAACGCAACATTTGCAGGTAACATAGATCTTCCTAGTGCAAAATACATTAGATGGGGAGCAGGAGATGCCCAAATAGAAGAAGGAGCTACAGCAAATTATTCTTTAGATTTTTCTACTTATGATGGTTCAAGTATGACTACAGCATTAACTTTATTAGGTAATAATAATGCAACTTTTGCAGGAACAATTTCTTCTACTGATTTAACTACAGTAAATAAATCTAATTCAGGTGCACAGGGTGGAAGTTTACTTTTAAGAAATGCAGCAGGTGGAGCTGGTGCTCACAATAGAATATATTTTGCACCAACATCAAGTTCTTATACAACTCGTTCTTGTATTATAGAAGGACAAAATGCAGATGGCAATAATAATATGGCTCTCATATTTAAAACAAGTAATGGTGCTGATCCAAATGAAAGGTACAGAATAGATAGTAGTGGCCATACATTTAGATCACACACAGGAAGTGGTCAAGCCTTAGATTTACGTTTACATTCTACTAATACAAGTGGTTTTGGAAGCACTTATGCAGTAAAATCAACTATAAGAAGTGTTGTAGATGATAGCAGTAATGCCCATAATTCTAAATTACAATTTTTTGTAAATAATACAAGTGGTAATCTAACTAATGTTTTTACATTACAAGAATCTAGTGCAACTTTTGGAGGACAAATTAGTGTTACAGGAGATGGTCTTATTTCAGGAGATTTAGGTATAGGAGCAACAGGCATATATACATCAGCTATATCTTTAAATATTGATGGAAGTGGTCTAGCAATCAAAAACAATGTTAATGGTTCAAATAATAATTGGAGCTATATACATAATACTGCTACAAGTAGTTCTTCAAATTTGGTTTTTGCTACAGGAAACTCTTTGACTGCTTTAACTTTAGCACATAATGGAGATGCTACCTTTGATGGAGCAGTAGGTGTTGGTGTAACTGGAGGTTCAAATGCTAAATTAGAAGTTGCATCAACAAGTGGAGAAGTTTTTAGAGCAGATGCAAGTGGTGGTGCTTTTAGAATAGTAGCAAAAAGTAATCAACTTAATGGATATACTTTCTTAGGAGATAATTATGCAAGTGATGAATCACAAGTTACTATAGGTATTCAATATTCAAGTGCAGGGTTAGTTTTAGGACAAGGAGTAAAACCAAGCAATGATACAAATAATAAATATTTATCAACTCAAGATACCTATGCTAATAAGTCATCAGCTCTTGTAATGGCAGGAGGAGATTTTAAATTTAAAAATACATCTACATCTGCAACTACAACTACAAATACTGAGGTTTCTCTAAGTGAGAGAATGAGAATTTCAAATGATGGTAGATTATTTCTTGGAACTGCATTAGGTAATATAGGTGCAGCACAGTTGAGCCTACAAACAGATGGAGGCAGGGGCTATGGTTTTAATGATACATCAGGAAATTCAGGAACTAAGGCCAATATATTTCATTCACAGGCTACTGAAGTTGGTTCAATTTCAATTAATTCATCCTCAACTGCTTATAACACTTCATCAGATTATAGGCTAAAAGAAGATTTGAAAGACTTTGCAGGATTAGATATGGTTTCTAAGATCCCTGTATATGATTTCAAATGGAAAGCAGATGATTACAGAGGTTATGGAGTGATGGCTCACGAATTAGAAGAAGTTTTACCTCAAGCAGTTACAGGAGAAAAAGATGCAGAAGATATGCAAGGAGTAGATTATTCTAAAATAGTTCCTTTATTAGTTAAGTCAATACAAGAACTTAAAAAAGAAGTAGATACTTTAAAAAAAGAATGTAAGTGTAATTAATTATATTTGTTAATATTAATTTAAATTTTTTAAAATGAGTAAAATAAAAGAAGAAGAATTAAAACAAATACAAGAACAAGAACAAAAGAAAAATGCTATACTTATTGAGCTAGGTGGTTTAGTAGTAAAAGCATTTTCATTTTCAAATCTATTTGCAGGTGTTCAAAAAGAACAAGAAGATCTTAAAGTAGAAATGGAAAAAGAGTATGGCAAAATCAATATAGACATTAAAGATGGTAGCTATACAGAAATAAAAGAAGATGTCAGTAATAAGGAAGATTAGTATAGGGTCTGATTATAAAAATGACGCAATGCATTATTCCATAGGGCAAGAAGTCTATGGAGGACATACTATATGTGACATATTAAACGATGAGCAAAAAGGAGAATATTCTATTTATATAAAAAAA